TCGCTCTATCACAAGGGCAGAGACAGCGGCGGAACGGCGAAGACCTACGCGATCACGCAGGGCTATTGCGACGGCAATACGCCTGGAAGCGAAAACGGCTCCCTGCACTACCAAATTATGAAGGCCGGTACGGTAACGGATGTCGTCACGATGAGCGGTACGGCGTACATGCCGACGACAAGTGACGGGATGACGTTAGGATCGACTACCAAAATGTGGTCGGACCTGTTCTTGGCGTCGGGCGGCGTCATCAACTGGAATAACGGAGACGTTACAGCGACGCACTCCGCAAACACGCTGGCGTTTGCAGGCGCTTCATCCGGCTACACATTCGACGCTGTTGTGAAGCCCGCTGCCAACGATGGCGCATCTATCGGAGAGGCTGGCACGGCGTTCTCTGACGCGTTCGTTGCTAGTGGCGGTGTTCTGGACTTCGGTAACGGAAATTCCACGCTCACGCACGTTAGTGGAACCGGGCTCCGCCTCGGTGGAGCAGGAGCCATATATGCAAACAACTCAAATCCAGTAGTCGCTAACGTAGCTGGGTGGATTATACAGACCAATGGTTCAGCGTCACTTTCTCGCGATGCCGGCCTGATACTCGATTTGAACCGTGTGACAAATGACGGAAACCTCGTCTATTTCCGCCAGGATGGGACGATAGAAGGATCGGTCAGTGTCTCCGGGACTACCATAACCTATAACACGTTCTGCGGTTCGCACTTTTCGCAACTCTCTGATGGAAGCATCCTAGACATTCCGCGCGGCACGATTGTCGAAACGCTCGATGATATGTGCTCATGGCCGGGCGAGGAAAACGACCAGCTTGCTAGGTTCAAGGTCTCCGACACACCCGGAAGCTCGCGCGTCTATGGCGTCTTCCTGGATTGGCACGCCGAGGATTTAGATAGCAACGACGCTATGATTGCGTCGCTTGGTGCTTATCTCGTGCGCATTGCAGATGGCGTAACGGTGCAACGCGGTGATCTTATCGAAAGCAATGGTGACGGCTGTGGCCGCGTGCAGGCTGACGACATAGTCCGCACTAGGACCGTATGCAAAGTCACCAGCAACCACATTATCGAGACGTATTCAGACGGCAGCTATCTCGTGCCGTGCGTTCTTTATTGCGGATAATCTAAGCCCATGATCGGCGGCTACGTTGGCGGCATTGGCACCCCGCTCCACGTTGGAGACGGGATCACCGCGACGCTCACCGTCACGGAAGATGCTGATACCCTCAGCAGCGCCGCCGTCCTTGCCCTCAAGGCAACGCTCGACAGTACAGAAGACGCCGACACGCTCACATCGGCTGGCGTTCTCAGGATTGCCGCGACGGCAGACGTTACCGAGGATGCCGACACCCTCACGGCGCTTGGGATCTATCCCCAGTCCCTGGGTACGCTCGATGTCACGGAGGATGCCGACACTCTAACGTCCGAAGGTCTGCTGCGCATCCTTGCTCGCGCCGATCTGGTGGAAGACAGCGATACCGCCAGTTCGTATGCTGTCATCTCCAACGTGGCGAGCCTGGACTGCACGGAAGAGGATGACACGCTCACTGCAACCATCCGGTTCGACGATGTTCTGGTAACGGTCCTGAGACCACGTGTGAGCAATATAACCCTGTCTCGGTCATCGCCCTATCAGATCACGTCAGCACGGCCAAATTACTCAGTCATTACAGCATAGCCATGGAGGATACGGCGATGGCCGAAGCAAAGGCCAAAGATGCAGATGGAACTGCAAATGAAGTGCGCCAGGTTGGACGCCCGTTCAAATCCGGCTCTGAGTGGAGTGGAAACCGTGCGGGACGCCCAAAGGGATCGCGCAATAAGCTTGGCGAAGATTTCCTCACAAAGCTTCAGGCAGACTTTGCCGAGCACGGTGAGAAAACCATTCAGCAGGTGCGCGAAGAGCGCCCGCATGAGTACCTAAAAGTCGTCGCGTCAATCTTGCCGAAGGAATTGAACGTCAGGACCGACGCCCTTACCGAGATGAGTGATGAGGATCTCGCAGCCATCCTTGGAGCAGTTCAGTCCGCAATCCTTGCAGGCGTTTATACGCAGGCTGGAAGCGGAGACGAAGCGCCGTCGCGACACTAACCGGCTTAAATTCTACGCGCCTTACGATAAGCAGCGGGAGTTTCATACTGCAGGGGCCACGTACCACGAACGCCTGTTCATGGCCGGAAACCAGCTCGGCAAGACATGGGCAGGCGGCTATGAGACGGCAATGCACCTGACGGGCCGCTATCCAGATTGGTGGGAGGGGCAGACGTTCGACAAGCCGCCGATCATCTGGGCATCAGGCGTAACGGGTGAAAGCACGCGCGATAATCCGCAGCGTGTTCTTATCGGTGATCCGCCGAAAGAGGAAAGCTGGGGAACGGGTACGATCCCGAAAGACTGTCTTCTGGATTACGGGCGGGCGATGGGTGTTCCGAACCTGCTCGATAACGCCATCATCCGATGGGGCGGCGGCGGAGATGTGCAGGCCGGTGAAGCGCTGTTGTACTTCAAGGCCTACGAAAAGGGCCGCGAGAAGTGGCAGGGGCCAACGATTGATGCGGTCTGGTTTGACGAAGAGCCGCCGCTCGACATCTACACGGAAGGGCTGACGCGTACCAACCGGGGTCAGCGCAGCCAGTTCGTCTACATCACGTTTACACCGCTGCTTGGCATGTCGGATGTGGTTTCGCTTTTTCTGCTTGAGCAGAAATGAGGTTCTACGAAATGAGAGTCGCTCAGCGGGGCAGAAAAATAAAAATCTACAGGAGAGGACGTTGAGCCGTCACGTCGTCTCGATGACGATTGATGATGTGCATCACTACACGGCAGAAGAGAAGGCCCGCATCATTGCGAGCTATCCGCCGCACGAACGGGAAGCCAGAACCAAGGGTATCCCTACGATGGGCTCTGGCCGTGTGTTCCCTGTTGAAGAAGACCGCATCAAGTGCGATCCGGTCGCGATTCCAAAGCATTGGGCACAGATCATCGGGCTTGACTTCGGCATCGATCACCCGTTCGCCGCAGCGCGGCTTGCCTGGGATCGCGACGCTGATTGCGTGTATGTCACTCACGGCTATCGCCAGCGCGGCGGTTATGAGAACGGCGAATGGACGGGCAATCCGGCCTATCATGCCGCGCAGATCAAGGGCTGGGGTGAATGGGTTCCTGTTGTCTGGCCGCACGATGGTCTGGCACAGGACCGGCAATCGGGTGAACGCCTTGCCGATCTCTACCGCAAGCATGGTCTCAACATGCACGCGGAGCGCGCGACGCATAGGGACGGTTCAAACGGTGTCGAAGCCGGTATCATGGACATGCTGGAGCGCATGCAGACTGGCCGCTTCAAGGTGTTTTCGACGGTCGGGGAATTTTTTGAGGAAATGCGCCTTTACCACCGCAAGGACGGCAAGCTTGTGAAGGAGCGTGACGACTTGATCAGTGCAGTCCGTTACGCCGTGATGATGCTGCGCTATGCGGCAACAGAGCCTGTGGCCTTTGAGTTTGGAAACACAGGCACAGGAATTGGCGACTGGATGGGCGTATGAAGGACATCACGCAAACCGTTCTCACGCATTTGCTGGCAGCGCATCCGAACGCGGAAATAGTGGAAATTGACGGCAACCGGATCGTGCGCGTTCCCATGTACGACATCGCCACGGATCGCGCTTGGACCGAAGAGCGCCGCATCGTTTCCGATCCCGATCAGACGCCGATGGGTACTCTGCCCGTGCTCAATGTGCGCAAGGGGGAGAAGTTCAACCCAGAAGGTGAGGCGCGCGAAAGCCCGCTTGGCCATCTCTATCGCATTGTGGGCTGGACTCCGCCGCCAAAGGACGACAAGGACTAGATGGAAGACATCGTCAAGGAAGCTCGCGAGGCCATAGAGATTTCAGCCGACTTCGACCGGGACAACCGGAAGGAGGCGATGGAGGATCTGCGCTTTACGGCTGGCTTCCAGTGGTCGGACGCGGCGCGCGCCGAGCGCAAGGACCGGCCTATGATCACCATCAACAGGTCAAGCCAGTTTTTGCGTCAGGTATCGAACCCGATCCGGCAGAACATGCCTACCTTGAAGGTCGAGCCTGACGGCAATGAAGACTCTGACATGGCGGAAATCGCTAATGGTCTGTTCCGGCGCATTCAATACAACTCGTCCGCCTCGCACGTCTACGCCAATGCTGTCGAGCATATGGTGGCCTGCGGTATCGGCTGGTTCCGCATCCTGTCCGACTACACCGACGATGACAGCTTTGATCAGGAAATCATGATCAAGCGCATCTTCAATCCGCTGAGCGTGTTCCCTGACCCGTCCGATCTTGAGCCGGCGCGCGACAAGATGAATTGGTGTCTGGTTTCCGAGATGTGGCCAAAGGCGGCCTTCGAGAAGCGCTGGCCCGGCAAGGTGCCAAACAGTGTCGAGGTTCCCCAGGCCAGCGGGTCCGGGTCCGGCATCAATTGGGGCTCCAGCGATCAGGTCCGCGTTGCCGAGTTCTGGAAGCGCACGGAAGTGCAGCGCACGATCGCCAAGCTTACCAACGGGCAGGTGGTCGATATCACGGACATGCCGAAGCGGCAGATGGAGTTCCTCAAATCAAATAGCATGATCGCCGGAACGCGCCCTACCAAAGGCTACAAGGTCACGATGACGCTGGTGTCCGGCACGGATGTTCTTGACGAGGTCTATGTCTGCCCGTGCAAGTGGATACCCATCATTCCAGTGGTCGGGGCGGAAATCCCGTTGGAGCAGGGTGTGTACCGGCATGGCCTGATCCGGTTCCAGCGTGAGCCGCAGCAGCTCCATAACTACTTCATGTCGATCGCGGCTGAAACCTTGGGGCAGCAACCCAAGGCCCCGTACATGGTGACAGCCAAGCAGATCGGGAAGTTCAAGAGCCTATGGGATCGCGCCAACAAGACGGCGACGCCCTATCTGCCCTATGAGGCAGATCCTGATGTGCCAGGGGCCCCGATCAAGATCCCGCCGCCGCCGCTGCCAACTGGTCTTATTCAGATGGCACAGATGCTCTCAGACGACATGAAGTCCACGACCGGCATCTATGATGCTGCGCTCGGCAATCGCTCGAATGAGACATCAGGGGTCGCGATTGGAGCGCGCGTCGAGCAGGGCAATCAGGCGACGTATCACTTCACCGACAACCTTGAGCACAGTCTTGAGCACGCAGGCCGCGTCATCCTCGATATGATCCCGAAAATCTACGACACGGAACGCACGTTGCGCCTTATGGGAGAGGATGGCACGGAAACGGAGATGGAGATCAACAAACCGGCTGTTTCGTATGCCGGCGAGCAGATGATCTACAACGACCTGACGCAGATGAAGCTCAAATCCGTCAGGGTGATCATGGGGCCGTCTTACGCGTCGCGCCGCCAGGAGGCCGTCTCCCAGCTTACGCAGTTGATCCAGGCCATGCCGCAACTTGGCCAGATCAGCGGCGACATCATTGCGCGCAATATGGACGTTG